TTCATTTTTTTATTTTTTTTTACTGGCATTTATATATTCGAGATAAAAAAATATATAAATACCATACTAAATATAATTAAATGAATCAAATTATTTCAAAAAAACCTCCACCTAAACAATCTTCTACGATTGATGAAAAACATACCGAAATGTTGAATTATTTTCATGAGATAGAGACTGAAATCATACCCAATTTGAAACTTGAAAAAGACAAATTGAAATCGGTAATACCTACTTTACAAGACCACGAAATCGATGCGTATATGGAAATTCGAGACAAGATTCTTGTGATAAAAAAACAAATCAAAGAATTGAAACAAGAGAAGAAAAATTATTTGTTGGATAATTCAAAATATATTTTCAATTATTTTGAGGAAAAGAAGAAGATTTCTTCGGGGGATAATAATCAAAATGTGAAAATTTTGAATTCATTTTTTAAAATCAAGGCGAATTCAGAAGAACGTTCTAACCTAAATAGTAGCAAGTACAATCAAGCCAAAAAAACATACCAAAATTACTGGCGGAATGTAAATAACGAAATTATTAATATACAAGATTATGTGGTTTCTTCTGATATATGTTTGGAATGTAATCGAGGAGAACTTATACCACAAGATGAAGAGGGGATTTTAATATGTAATAATGGGGAGTGCGGAAAATTCATTACATATATTATTGATAGTTCAAAACCAACCAATAAAGAACCACCAAATGAGGTATCATATACCGCCTATATTCGTCTCAATCATTTCAAAGAAATCTTGTCGCAATTTCAAGCGAAAGAAACGACACAAATTCCGGACGAAGTCATTGAGGCAATTCGTGCGCGAATCAAGAAAGAGCGTATCAAAGATATGTCTACTATTAATTACGATAAAATGCGTGATATTTTACGAAAATTGGGTTTTAATAAATATTTTGAACATATTCAATATATTAATTCTATTTTTGGTATTAAACCGCCTATTATGAATGAAGAATTACACGAAACCTTATGTGTATTATTTATTGAAATACAAAAACCGTGGGCGACACATTGTCCAGCCAACCGCACCAACTTTTTTAATTATACGTATACTTTACATCAATTGTGTGTATTGTTAGACCAAACACAATATTTACCGTATATTCCTATGATGAAAGACCGTGAAAAACAATTAGAACAAGATATGATTTGGAAGAAGGTTTGTAAGGATTTGGATTGGGTATTTTTTCCATCCGTCTAGGGAAACTACGTTTCCCCTAGGACCCCTTCCTTTTTCGAGGAATCTAGTATATTATTACACAGAAGCCACTAACCATAGTTATAATTCCTACTATTTGTTTTATCGAATATGTTTCTTGGAAAAAAAAATATCCAATGAAAAATACAAGAACAATAGATGATGATTTGATTATAATATTATTCACAGCAGGAGTATTATATTTTTTATCCAAATCCAATAACATAACGGTTGACGCTACGGTGGAAACACTAGACAGTGTAATCGTCGATAATTGTTTCATAGATAATGTTTTATACTGTATCAAAGCAGTGTCTATCATGTGTTTTTGATTTACAAAAATATAGGAAAAATACATAATCAACAAAGTATTTATCAAAAATGTATTCAGGTACATATATTCAATTGGATTGAGTGTTAGTAATAACTGTTTTCGTAGGTAAGGCCTACTGATATCAATCAAAGAGAGTCCAATTATATGTTTATACATGTAGTCAACTATATTGTATAGTAGTCATTTTTATCCCCAATAAAGTGTTCCTAATAATTTATTATAACTATAATAAATTATATTTTAAATAGTAAAGTCAGAACATTAATATGTCCTTACCAAGGGAGGGAGCGTCCGAGGGAACCGTAGGTTCTCTGGATTACATTGCTAGAGTACGAATACCTCCGCCTAAAGCACTGCCTACGGATAGACCAATACCCATTTTAGCACTATCGCCAACAGATGGTAAAAATGTATCTAAAATACTGAATGTAGCAGCTGCGGAAAGTGATAAAATAAGGATTTCTTCAACATTTAAAGATTTCTTTGGAATGACAATTGCGACAATAGCAATGCATAAACCTAATACCAAGTATTTGATGATTCTCTTTACAATCTCTGAAAAGTCTAGTAAGCCGTTCATTGAAACGTTTATATAATAGAAAAACAAAAAAATTATCCTAAATAAAATAATATATTATTGAAAATACTTAAACGTTAATTTTGTTCTATTATATAAATATGTCGGGTTTCGAAAGAAAAATATTAGAAAACGGTCAAGCTAATCCTAAATATATTGATTTATGTGATGAAGACCAACCAATCGCTGGCCAAAAATTTGTATGTATGTCTTTTATTTCTCCCGAAAAGATATTGAAAAAGCGTGAAGTTTATTTATTCGATGAATTTGTTAGACAATGGGATTTTACTAAATCTATGACTAAATTCAATGATTTTCTTCATTTTATTTCATACAAATATAGTTTGAATGTTGAAGCAGTATTAAATGACCTAAATGATTTCTCGAAAGAAGAAGAAGCGAATTTAAAAGAAAATTCAACCCTAGATGATTATAAAACTTTCCTAGACAAACAGGAAGACAAGTTGAATGAACGTTTCAATCGCGAACACTCATTCCAAACCTCTGTACGTGGTTTAAAAGTGCGTGGTGTTTTCCCAACTCAAGAAGAAGCCGAATTGAGATGTAAAAAACTACGCGAATTCGACCCGAATCATGATATATTAGTAGGACCTGTTGGTATGTGGATGCCTTGGGACCCTGATGCTTATAAAACTGGACGTGTTGAATTTATGGAAGAAGAATTAAATCAATTACATCAAGAAAAGTTGAAGAACGAAGAAAAGGCCAAGCAGGAATTCGAAAAACGTATTAAGGATACCAAGAAAAAGGCAATTGAAGAAAATATTAAATTAGCCGAAAAATCAGGTAATGTATTAACCCAAACCATGGACGAAGAAGGCAAATTGATCGGAGTGAAAGATACTATTGATTTCGATGAGCGCGAAGTCGCTGAACCTGAAAGTATGAAATTACACAATGAATTATTACTGAAGACAGCACTTGAACGCGAACAAAAAGAAAAAGAACAACAAGTAGAACAAGAATCATCACAAGCGTTATAAGTAAAAATCAAAATATAATTATATAAAAATATATAAAATTATAAATGTTTATATATTTAATGAATGTATTTAAATTAATTATACAATATGTATTGAAATTCGCATTTCCAATCTATGACGATTTTTATAATATTCAACATTGTATAGAATATTATAAAAATCTGAATAGTGAAAGTATACATAACAATACCATAAAGAATTTATTTTCTAATTTAATTACCAGTAAAGAAGATTTTAATTATAAGACCAAATTTTCTTATTTAGCAAGTGTTTACAAAAATATATTTTTATCCGATGAAAATAAAGCGGAATTTTTAACTATTTTTGGAAAAATTCAACGGCATTATTACGTATTCATCCGATTCTTCAGAAACTATATAATTAGAAAGGCAGAAATACATGTGAAACACGATATTTGTTTGAATCCGATTGATGAAACGGATAAAAATGTAATGATTATCTTTCAAAACAATAAAAAATATTTATTTACCACGAGTGATTTAGTGAATTTATTAAATGAAGCTTTGGGAAACACTCATTATTTTTTCGCTGAACCAAAAGTCTGTAAAAATCCGTATAATAATATACCCTTCAATAAAGCGGATTTGTATAACATTTATTTTTTTATGCTCTCTAAACATATTGTTATCTCTACGATGTTTCGCAATTATTTTTTAACGAATTTTAATTTGACCAAATACAAGTTGGAAAATGAGGATAATATTCGTGAATATGCTATTAAAAAACATCTAGATGTATCGTCAAAATCAAAATTACGAACGAATTGTATTACAATGTTGCGAACAAATAGATTCAGTAAAAATATAAAAATCCATAAAGATTTCCCCACTGATATTTTAGTAAGAACAATGAAACCTTATTTAAATTTATATTTACACGCACAATATACGACTGAAACAAATAAAAAACATGCGTATAATCGTTTATTAAATATAAAATTAAAAAGATTTGTTGAATTCAATCGAAATTTTGGTAGGAAAAAAATGGTTAAAAAAGTAAATTTATATTTTACGAAAGAATATATTACCAAGTTCAATACGGAATTTATAACATATAAAAATGACGATGAAGAAGATTTTATGAATAGTCATGCGTATGTAGATGATAATGACGATATTAGCGAAGACGAAGATGAAGATACAGAGGAAGAACCTGAAGAAGAAATAGGTCAAAATATACGCGATACGATTCAGCGAAACGAAAATTTAATTGTTATTTATGATAATCTGGATGAGACTACTACTGACGATAATACGAATGAAAGCGATGATAGCAATGATACGTATGAAAGTGAAGAAAAAGAACAGGATATTATTGACCGAAATAATAATTTAGATATTGATGTATTTCGCCCTATACAAACCATTATTGGCTTTCATACGGTAGATTCGAATGAACGATTGGATTCCGAATAAGTATTTGGGAAGATTGAATAAATTTATTAGTAGAAATAAATTTATTTATTGTTGTGGATTCAATTAGGGAGGGTGATTTGACGCACTTACCATTTTGATTTCTTTACATTAATCGGTTGAGCAGATTTCTTTTTCGATTTACTAGGGTCATATGCGTCATCTTCATCATCTGAACCCATACTTTTTGATATTTCCCAGAATTCTTTTGAACCCAATTTGAAGTCAGGGTGTCCTTCCGCTTTATACCAGAAAATTTGGTCGTGTAATTTATTGGATTTCGCATTGTTATTGATAACTAAGCACTCATAATTTTCAGTGGTTTGGTCCATGACTGAGCAAAATGACTCCAACGTAGGAAACATACTCGCATAATTCTCCCAAATACGTTTTCTATTACCAAATGTTGGTTCTCTCAATATAAAAACGTAATCTATATTGGTACGGAGATTTGGTGGAATACCTAATGGGTACTGCATAGTAATGATCAACATTACCTTCCAATGTCTACCATTCATAAAGAGTAAACGCATCAACTTATCTTTAGTCCATGTTTGGTCATATAAACAATCATCTAAAATAACAAATGCACGAGGGTCGATAGTGGTTCTTCTAAAGCTTTCGATTTCTTTATTGACTTGTTTTAATACAGCTTTTTGTCGTCTTAAAATGTTCTCAATTAAAATGGAATTGTATTCTTCGTGAATAAATAGTTTAGGAACATGAGCCGCATAAAATCCGTTTCCAGCTTCAGTTCCAGAAATAACTGTTCCAATAGGAACATCTTGATGATAAAATAATAAATCGCGCACTAAATAAGATTTACCAGTATCACGACGTCCAATCATTACAATTACCGGACCTTTATTTTCATCGGGTTTAAATGTAATACTTCTCATATCGAATTTTTTCAACTCTAAAGTCATGTTTATAACAACCGTATATTTTTTTCCATAGAGAATAACGAATAAGTTCAAAATTCCATATTTTAATGTTAAAAATACAATATAGACATCATGGTCGAACAAGTTTCTAAATTCAATATCCACTATTCTAAAATCAATCATTTAGAATTAAATCCTTTAGTAGAATCTTTTGAACATTCTTTAGAAGATTACGATAATCATTACAATGTTTTCAAAATGACAGAATTACAAAACTATAATCCAATATACAATGATTTTTTCGAATTAAATGAGAACAATTACAACAAAATTGCTTTGAATCATAAATATCATTTCTATAATTTGAACACAGTTATGGATATAGAAACCAATACAACAGCGAAGAAACCAGTATTTATCAAATGTGGTCCTCTCCTTGATCCTATCCGCTATATGATTGGAAAATATAATATTCAAGATGATAAAATACGTGCTTTACCAACCTTGTTATCGAATGCTGAAAATACTTTGCCTAAAATAGTAGATAAAAATAATACTGCCTATGTAGATTGTTTCTTCAGTTTTTTAACTAACAAATTAGCCGAACATCATGATTTTGTTCACGGTTTAGAGTATTATGGTTCTTTTCTAGGAATACAAGACAAATACAAAATGAATATCATTGACGATGTTGATTATTTAAAAACCTCTAATTTTTTTAATGAAAATATTGGTCGTCATTTTCATTGTTCTCTTTTAAATAATACGACGAGTTATACAAATTTTGGTTCTCGTGGAAATAAAAATAAATTGAATATATCCGAAACATCAAACACTTCTGAAATCTCAGTCCTAGAATTAGAACTAGATGAACTGGTGGAATCAGATATAATTTTGAATGAAGATGAAGAAATCGTATATGAAAAGGCCGATTCCGTTTCTACCGTAAGCACAACGTCAAGTAGTTCTTCTTCTGATAATAATAGTGAAATTAATTATAGTAGTGAAGAAGAAGACGACGACGAAAACGAAGAAGAGGACGAGAACGAAGGTTCAAACAATAGTTCTCAATCATCCACCGAAAATTCCGAAGAATCTTCCAGTGAAAACAGTGAAGGCGATGAATTATTTGTCTATATTGATAATTTTCCCGTTCAATTAATCTGTCTTGAAAAATGCGACGGAACATTAGACGATTTATTCGTAAAGAATAAAATTACGGAAGAAATCGGTGCCAGTATATTATTTCAAATCGTCATGACATTGATTACTTATCAAAAAACATTTCATTTTACCCACAATGACCTTCATACCAACAATATCATGTATGTAAATACAACGGAAGAATTCGTATATTATAAATACAATTCCAAATTATACAAGGTTCCTACTTACGGTAAAATATACAAAATCATCGATTTTGGTAGAGGTATATATAAATTCCAAGGAAAATCATATTGTAGTGATAGTTTCGCCGCGGGTGGCGATGGTCATACTCAATACAATTGCGAACCATATATGAATGAGAATAAAGCGCGTATTGACCCTAATTATAGTTTCGATTTATGTCGTCTAGGTTGTTCCATTTATGATTTTATTATTGATGATGAAGAACCTCCATTGGAATATGATGAATTCCAAAAAACAATTGACCGTTGGTGTTTGGATGATAATGGTAAAAATGTTCTTTATAAGAAAAATGGTGAAGAACGTTATCCTGAGTTTAAATTATATAAAATGATTGCTAGAACTGTTCATCAACATCTTCCTCAAGAACAATTACAATATCCTTTATTTAGCCAATTTGAATTCGGCGATAAAGTTAAAAATGACATAAAGATAATGGACGTAGATATATTACCAGACTATACAATCGGATAAATGAATATACCAGAACCATCTTTGTATGAATTGAATGAATTCGTAAATTTGAACCGCGAACTTTTCAATGAAGATGAACAAAAGTGTCTCGCATTATACATAAATGATACAAAAGAAAAATATTCCGGTGGAAATTATTGGTTAAAAGGACAATTACCAATGACTCCGGGAGATGAAATTACACAATCCAAACTATTAGAAGCGGAAGAAATTGATAAACGACGTTTAGCGGAATATGGTGGTCCGTGTAATGGTTTGGAAGCGGCAAGTCTACGACAGCATAATTATAAATTTGAACATTTACAACAAGTATTATCAAAATATTATGATATATTGAGTGAAGAATATTTACGACCACCAGAACCCACCGACCCAACCGATAAAGGCGGATTATTTTATCAAAAAATTGCGGAACAAACCCTTGTAGGTAAATAAAACAAATAAAATATAATTAGTATTTTTTTACCAATTATATTTTTACACCAAACTCGTGGATACGTATTTTGGGTCATATGATATCATACACATATCTACCCCCGTTTCTAACCATATATATCCATCTAATCCCCAATCTGTTCCCCAACTGTTGCGTACAATCCAATATCCTTCCTCTGTATTTACACCAACTGCTTGCACACAATGGTCGACATCTGTATCACATGATGTTATTATTCCTGATACATAGGATGACCACGTGGATGCGGCTACACACACTGATAATGGACCAGTAGACAATGTATATGCTATCATATCTTCTTCGTCTTTCAATGAATAATATTCATTCACGGTTACTACATATTTGGATGAATCCGAATTACATTCACCTGTAACATCATAATACGAAGTATAAGGATAATCGCTATCGGTTTCCATACCACCCGTCTTCATAACATATTCGAAGGCCGTATCGGTATTTCCACCTTCACACCCATAATCTACATTATCACATTGAACAATTTGTTCAGGGGATAACGCGTCATCAACCGTCAATAAACCCGTGCGAATACTATCGCTTTCAATTTGTTCGGTTGCCGAAAATGCCCAGCACGAACCACAATATCCCTGGTCTTTCACCGCGGTCGTATATATATTCGCCCAATTTACTACGGTTTCATTACCCGTGTATCGCTCCACTTCTTTGACGATGGCATTTGTATTATAGGTTGGTCTATATCCTAAAAACCCTTTCTTGAATTCATCTTCGGTTAAATCCGCGAATTTTGTGATTCCGTGAAGTGATTTTCCACTTCCGTACATAAATTCGTCTTCATTTCGTTTATCAATAGTTGTTAAAAAATTCTTGAAATTAGTATATCGCAATGTTTCTTCTTCATTTGTTTCATATGCGCGCGAAAAATTAGTTTTAAATTCTTTAAATAATCCCATCATATCATTTTCATTCAAGTCGGAGTATTTATTAGGTGTTATTAATTCATATAATTCACTATTCATAGGTGTATCACTTAAATAATTTACACTATAGGCAAATAATCCCAATGACCCCAATAATGAACATACAAATAGGATATGTCGATTTCTATACAGAAATGACTTTTCTTCCTTGAACGCAGTGGAATTTAATGTGCTAATGTAATCTTGTTTTTGATAATACATTTATCTTTACTTATATAATACAGATAAATAACTTTAAGTTGTTCCCCTATAATTTAATTCATATATTTGTCTCTGAATTCTTGTGGGGTCATAATTGGAATATTGTTTTCAGTAGCATATTTTGTTTTGTTCGATACATCATCATGGGTTTTTACAATCAATACGAATGTATCTTTCTTTATATTGTCTTCTAATGATGCGCCTACTTTTACCATATAATCGATGATTTCCTTATCTCTTACTTTGGTCATCACTATTTTTTTCTGATATAATGGTCCTGATGTATCGACGTTTGATTCTACCATTGTAGTTTCTACATGTTTAGGTGCCTCCGACAATTTTCCTTCTAAACTACATTCTCTCAAGAAATCCATAAACATTGGAATATTATTCACAAAACTCTTGGCGTTTTCGGGGCCGATGCCGTCTATACCCCTTAACATTTTGTTTTTCTCTTCATTTGTTTCAGGACTGATCAATATAGTTGGATATTTCTCAATGATAGGTTTTAATTTTCGTTCACCCAAACCACGCCCTAATAAATTAGACGCGACCATAATATCTAGTATACTCGCTTTTCTTACTTTTTCATGAATACCATGGAACACTTTTTCAATCATTTTTTCTTTGAAACCTTCTACTTTTTTAAAATCTTCTTTGGTCATTTTCAATATCTTTGCTATCGTATCAAACCCCGCGGTCATAATACGTTTCACATTACCACTCGATAAACCTTCTACTTCTAAGGATACAAAAAAGGCAGTTATGTTTTTCTCACGAACGGTTATATCTTCTCCCGCATTTTCCAATACAATATCTACCTTGCTAGCGGTCCATGAGTATGGAACCAAAGGCATTTTTGCGTGTTCCGCTGGAGTGGTTACGGATTTGATATGTGGGATAACATCTCCACTACGAATGATTTGAATAAGAGCGCCCAACCCAATTTTATTATCTTCTATGAATTTTCCATTAAAACCAGTTGCGTATTCAATGGTTACACCGGCCAAACGGATAGGTTCTATACGAACTCTTGGTTTTAAATAACCATCTTTACTTGCGGTCCATATAACATCTACGACCTTGGCCTCCGCCATTTGATCGGATAAAACCATTTTGAATGCGAATGCGTGATCGGGATTACCCGATTTTCGTTCATATATTTGATCATTACAAATAATAATTCCATCGATTTCGTATTCATATGATTTACGCCATTCCATCAATATTTCAGATAAAATATCATTCGATAATTCGGTAATCGTTTTATTTCGAACAACTTCGTGTTTGATTTCTTTCAATTTCTCCATTTGTTCGCTAGGTTTCACAACCGGTTTGATAACTTCATAAGTAACAAAATGTAAATCTTTTGCTTTACTATCCAGTGTTTTCGAATTAACAATACCCGAAACCAAATTGCGAGGATTTGCAAATTCATTTTTATATTTTTCATCAAATACTTTTTTAGGTATGATAAACTCGCCTCTAACAACAATGCCCGGTTCTTTGGGTAATTGTAATACGGATAATAAATGTGATATGTCTTGACCAATCGTTCCATTGCCTCTTGTGTATAACTTAGGACTATCTCCTTCCGTTGTATATAAACCACTTACACCATCTAATTTACAGGATATTACATAAGGTCCGTTGTATTTCTTCAACCATCCGGGTAGCGCATTTGAATCGGGTTTTATTTTATCCATCGACGCCATTTCATAAGGCAATTTCGCTTTGTTTTTTGTTATTGGTGCGCCTACATCTTCTAATACCGCATTTTTAGGGTATTTTCTTTCCAAATATTCTTTGATGATATCGTATTCATTATCTGTTATAATGGGTGTTTTTGTGTTATGATAATAATCATTTGCGACTTTCACCATATCTGACAATTGTTTTTCAGACAATGCTTCAATAAACGCAAAACCTTTGACTTTGAAATCTTCCAAAAGCGCTTCTGTTCCTTTCGGTGATTGTCGTTTATCTTTTGGAGAAGGCATCTCTGGTATTATTATATCATTATTTTTAGATTCTTTTTCTATTTTTATTTCTTCTTTAGGTGATGCCTGCTTTTTAGGTTCTCTCTTTTTTCTCGTTTTTTCTTTTGGTTCTTTGTGTTGCTTCGGAGGTTTGGGCTCCTTTGGCTTTTTGGGTGATTTGGGTTCCTTCGGTTCTCTCTTCTTTCTCGTTTTTTTCACTTTTTCTGGTATTACGATTGGTTCTTCAACTTTTACATCTTCGATAACAAGCGGTTCTTCTTTCACTTCTTCCTTGACTTGTTCCTTGACTTCTTCTGTTTTTTTCACTTTTGGTTCTCTCTTCTTACGAGTCTTTTCTGTTGGTTCTTTGGGC